TATCTGTACCTGAAGTGCCGTCACCAATAGTAATAGATGTGCCTAATAACTTAGTTATTGGCCCACCTTCTGCAGTTGTACCGTCATGTGTATGTCCTGTGCTACTAGCAAAAGCAGCTAGTAACTGGTTAAATTCATCGTTAGTGTGTGCTGCTGTAATAACATCACCATCTGTATACGATGACTGTCTAGTGTATGTTTGGCCCATTTATCTTCTTGCTCCTGTTTGATATTCTAACTGAAATCCTTTTAACGAATAGGGTGACGTTTCACCACCATCGTTTACTCGTAATGCTACAGCAAACCCTGAACCTTCTACTGCCTGTCGTACTAAAGGTTGAGATACACCACCGTAAGTTGGTTCGCCATATTTAGATGTTCCATAAATAGCAACAACATCAGTAGAGTCTAATGGATATGCAGCAGGTCTTGATGCTTCACTCTCTTCGTAATCATACTTTACAAATAAGTCTGCGTCAATACCTGCTTCAGGTTTGTAGTTAACGATTACTCGTTGCATATGTTTTCTGATGCCTGTGTCATCAAACGTTAAGTCAGGACTACGGTACTTACCAAATATAGCTGTGCCATCAAAGGTATTACCTTTTTCTTGTGTATATACGTAGCCATCAAAACTACCATGTAAAACTTTAACGTTACCTGCTTTAATAAATGTATCTGTTGATGCAGGTTTTATTCCTCTTATTTTAGAAAACTCAAATCCGTTTCCTTTTTTTACACATATAATACCCTGTGTAGATCCCTGACTTGTACCATCTTTACAAAAGAATATTCTGTATTGTGTTTTATCAGGTATAACTATACTGTCAAATAATTCTGAGTCAATAATGTTTGCATCAAATATAGATTGTACATTAGTGCTAATAGTACCAAGTTCAACGTCACCAATTCTAGCTGTACCTGCAACAGTACGTAAACCGTCTGGCCCAAGAAATATTAAATCACCTGCAAATTCTTGTATACTGTCACCATT